CAGCAATTGTCTATGTGCGACATAATAGAGGCCCCTGACGGTTCAATTCTTCTGAACATTTTACGCAAAAAGAATAAACGTCAACTTCTACCACTTCGAGAAGATGTATGGGTAGAAGTAAAGTCTTTCCTAAACCGCCCGTTAAGCCAATTCGACAAAAGTCCATTTTTTACAAACCCGTCGAATAACCGGATTGCAAGTGATAGCCTCCGCGAATGGATTAAGGATGCCACGGTTAAGGCTGGCATAAAGAAGAATGTAACGCCCCACTGGTTACGCCACAGCTTTGCAACAAACGCCTTAGACAATGGTGCAGATATCCGGGATGTTCAGTGGTTTCTAGGGCATGAAAGCATTTCCAGCACCCAAATTTATTCTCATCCTACTAACAAAAAAGTAGGCGAATTTATCAAACTACCAACGAAGATGTCCTAGAGATAGGTCTTCTTTTTTTATGCGAACGATAGTTGTTGGATTCCATTTTTATAACCAAGGTAATTAAGAATTTTTGTTTCCCTCTTTTTACTGTAATCCTTATATTTTGGATACCACTCAGAGAACAGCTTGTCGTTTTTACTGTTATTACAAAATGGACAAGCTGGGATTATGTTAATCGCGGCGTATTCTCCGCCCTTATTAACCGCCAAGAAATGATCCTGTTGCAGAGGTCCCCCCTTGCCACAATACGCACATTGATTATTAAAGTGTAATTTTATATCATTCCATTGTCCAACCGTGAGGGTATGGGGTAACTTTCTCTTTCTGGCTCGATAATTATGCCCTCGAATACGGGTCTCTTCTGGATGACTAAGTCTATATACCTTTTTCTTTACAGCCAAAACCTCTTTATTCTCCTGTGTCCATGCCCTCATTTTTGGTAGAATGGTATCCCTGTTTTCTATCCTGTATATTTTTGAATACCTAGAAAAAGACTCTCTATTTTCTTCATGGTAAACTTTATTGTATTTTGTCCTACATCTTCTACAGTGATTTCGAAACCCATCTTTAGCTGTTTTTCGAGGAGCAAAGTACTCAATAGTCTTTGGTAATTTATCGCCACACTTAGAGCACACCTTATATCCTTCTTCAATAACAGGATTAGTAGTAAATTTGATACCAAGACACTCCTTGCATCTAGGATTAAATCCACTTTTATTTTGATTCAGTATATAGAAATGATGTTTATCTTTTGGTAGACTGCGGTTGCACTTACTGCACGTTTTATACCCTTCTTTTATAAAAAAACTCCCTCGGCACTCCCGACACATAGCAACTAGTTTACCGTTTTCTTTATTTTTAACATAGAAATGATTCTTATCGGCAGGTAAACTACGCCCACACCTAGTACACGTTTTCATCTCTTCCACACTATCTCCCCCTTTTCTCAACAAAAAGAGAGAGGTGGCAGTTGTTCCCTGCAAATCCTCTCGTTGACTATAAACAAATCCCAGGCTTTCGCCTAGGAAAATTGACTATTGACTAGGCCCTCAATCGAGGGTCTTTTTTTATGTCACAAAACTGTGATCAAAATGCCTGTTTTTAGGAGTCAAAATAGCTCAATCCCTTGATACTAAAGGGTTTTTTAGTGTGCTCACAAAGGACCTGCTACAGCCCGATTTCTACGCATCATCTGCGACATCTCATCGAAGATATTTTCCTTCTCTCGTTTAGCCAACTCATCTTTATCCATGCAGACAAAATCATCACTATTCCAATGAGCACAGGTCATGCAATTAACACGACTTGAGCGATATGCCGCGACAAATTCCAAACATGATTTCGACACATCAAATCACACCTTTAAACAAAATAAAAAAAGGCCACCGAAGCAGCCTAAAGACGAGAGGAAAAAGAAAAGGTGGACAGCCGCCTAATCTCTCAGGTGATTGTCCATATCATAATGATATCAGATTGATTTCATGTAAAACAGTTATACGTTAGGTAGTAAATAGGTAATACGTCAATTTGCTTTTCTAAAATACAAATACCTTTGAAATAATGGACCTAGTATCTGCCAGAGAATGCCCAGCGCCACCTTATTTATTTTCCTTAGCATTTCGGATGAAATATAAACCCTTCCGACTGAATGCCGTTCGTTGAATATTATCTCTATGTTTCTCCATGACTCTGATTCAAAATACTTTGCTATTATTACTGTTTGTTGCTCCCTTGTCAACGCCTTCAACGCAACATCAATCTGGTCTATCTCTACCGACTTAAAGCGCACCTTCGACCTATCCTCGTCAATCCACTCTTGCACCATTTCTGTAGTGACTTCTCTCTGTATTGCTATGCGCTCTGTAGGTGACGTTGTAGTTGTCGCATGGGGCATTCCTAGCACTAAGCTAACAGAATTCTCAAACATCCACATTTGACCGCTTTTTAAAGCTTCTTCCCATACTTCTATACGTTGTGATGTCGTTATGACTTCGGCCTTATGCTTTTTGTAGAGTTTTAAGCGTTCTTCGAGTATGTTCTGACTTTCTTTTATCATTGCTATGGAGATTACCCCCTTACTTCAATCGTCCCAACTGTTCAAGAATATTCTGAAAGGCAGCATATTCGGGATTGAATAACAACTGAGGTAGGCTAAACAGATCAATTGTGCAAATTATCGTTAAAGTAAGTCCTGCCAACGCCAAAATAACGAAGGCGAATGAAACTACGAATCCAATGTGTGTGTCTAGATAATCCTCGTTCTTATCCATCATATTGAATATATACCTCATTAATAATGTGCAAGCGACTAAGACTACTAACAATAATCCCATTTCCAAGAAAATCTTATAGATATCAACCTTTACCTGCAACAAACTCCATTCCCATATTTTCGCACTAGCTACCCCTAATTTATCGGCTAATTGTCCGAGTAGTTCTGTTACTTTAGTTTCTAACATTTTGTTTCCTCCTTATTATTTATCCATATATCCTAAGCAAAGTATTCCTTTAGCTCTTTTATATTTAGGACAAAATTTGTTAATACAAGTTAAACAACTCCAAGTCATTCCTATTCCCCCAAGCTCTTAATATCAAACACAATTCCCTTGCAAAAACCAGTACCATCCTCCATGATATTAAATACGGAATGAGGTATATCGGTTTCATAGGTCCAGCAATATTCTCCTTCATCATGCCAAACAGCCTCTATTGTCTTACATTTTTCCTTAGCCAATCGCCAATGCGAGCATTCCTCCTCGCAGTTTTCAAGTAATTTATTACCATCAAGATAGATAGTTGTTCCATCCCAGCTACCTTTTTCCTCGTCGATAGCCCCTCTAAATTCTGTGTTATCATCCGAATAGCCGAATACAACCACAAACCCTAACTCCTCAGCCTGTTCCTCTTCGTGAGAAATCATCTCACTACCCATTTCCCGACCATCAAGCATCTTAGCGAATTCTTGTATTGTCATTTTTTTTCCTCCCTCATCTTTGTAACAATCCAATCAATCAAAAGGCAATCCTCAACCTCATCACAAAATCCCTTTTGCTCCGAGCCACAACTTGAGCAACGAAAAACCCAAGCGGAGTTAAATAGGCAATTTAGTTGTCCTTTTGTTAAGTCCATAACTATCTCCTCTCTAAAAAATCATAGTACTCTTTTTCCCCAATCTCATTCCTGTGCCACTTCTCACGCATAATTAGGCGTTGATTATTGTGCTCAATCCTTGTTATGCGCTTATTTTCTTCCTCCGCAATATCGGCGTTAATCTTTTCTTTCCACTTATCCCAAAGTTTAGTTTTAAAAATATTCCATTGCACACACGGTAATGAAAAACTCAATTTATCCTGTGCTTTATCATCTCTGTTGAATGGCGGTTTGAATTCATTTATAAAATAAATTTCGTAAACGTTCATATCCGCCTCTGTTTTGAATTCGGCATACTCAATTTTAACAACAAGGCTTATATCAATATCCCTGTGCATGGGGCGCTTAAACATATGACCTCGAATACGGTCTTGTAGCGGCTGTTTTGTTCTTCCGAGGTATACCATTTGTGATTCATAAAAGATTCTGTAGAGGATAAATCCTTTTATCATTCTTCCTCCCTCAGTTTTAACCCCATCCCACCCAAAACCTTCTCAACCTCTTCACAAGTCCGCCTATTGCCCCCACGTAACGAACGCAGGTCATTCCAACTAAGTTGTACCAAATCCCCTACAGTGGCGATCCCTTGCCTTTTGAGTATGCTTTGAGTGCGGAGAGCGAAGTCCAGTTGTTCGATGGTTTTATTGAGATGCGGATTAGGCTTAAATATGGATTTTAGTTTGTCTAGAATCATTTAGCTGCTCACCCGCCTTTTTACGTTGGCTACTGCAATTTCCGGACCATGTAGGAATAGCTAATACTATTTTAGTTCGGCAATATTGCACGTCATCATCAGTTTTTATGGCACTGCTTATGCAATACCCATCGCCGCACTCTGCATAGGTAATATTATTTTTAGGCTTATTGTTTTGTAGTTTCACCCCACAAAGTATCTGACAATAATCACTCGCCTTACGCAAATCATCCAACTTCTGAGTCTGCTTAAACCTACTCGCATACTTGATAATATTCGCAAGGCAGAAGTCCTCCGCTAGTCCCTTTGCTATTATCAGGTCCATTGGTTCTAGCTTGTCCACCGCTTTATAATGCTCAGACCCCTCAGTTTGACAGTATTCACGGCCTGCTTTGCGGATTTCGTAGATATTCATGCCTTTACCCCTTTCTCGCACACCATTTTGGTCTAAAATATGAATCAAATCTGCCTATTCCTCTGCCATAATGCCTAGCAAAAGCGTTAAAATCAGGGTTACTTGAATCAAAGCAAAACCCACTAACGCTTCTGAGCTTTCTTAACAGGGACATTCCCATTAAATCCTTTTCCTCATAGTACCTACATTTTTTACAAGATTTCATCTCATCCCCACCATCCTTCTTTCTTTACTCCAAGGTGATGCTTCTTTACCCTTCATGCTTATCTCAATTCTGGTTAATACCTTTGTCTCGCTTGCTTCTTCCAATGTCCACCCTAACCTCATCCGCTCTGTGAATGTCGGGTAATTGACACCAATTGAAAGGGCTTTCTCCACGACTTCGAGAGGGTATTTTCTATTTGTTTGGTGCATTTGTAGCATTTTTTTAGACTTATCAATTAATGGGATTGTGGAGGCATCTTTGCGACTCCATCCTCTTTCTATTCTCCTTTGCATTGTTTTGTAGGAGATACCATTTCCCTCAGCTATCTTCGACCACTCAGAGAGGTCTGTTCGCTTTCGGCATGGTTCCGTTAAGGCTCTTTCCTTTCCCCAACCAAGCAATCGAATGCGTTTTATCAATGTATCTGAGCTAATTTTATTTTGTTCGGCTAGGTCAAGTTCAGAGGGGCTAATATAAAATTCATACGCCATTCTTCTCCTCCCCCTTCCCGCCCTTCTCATCATTGATATCGGGCAATTTTAGGTATTCCTCTTGCAATCTTTTTATCCGGAGAATGATTTCTTCGTCTGCTTTGTCTTTCATTTTAGGTAGCCTTTGGTTTTAAGTTT